AAATCCACGGTTGAACGTGTGTCACCTTGGATTGATATTATGTCTACTGCACTGGGCATGACAGGCGAAGAAATGGACGATTTGTTTGAACTGGCGGTAACTCTGTAACATGAACAGCGTAGGAAGCACATCTATGATGGACAACAGGCTTGACCGCATAGAGCAAAAGCTAGACAAGCTAACTGAAGCGGTCTCTCAGATTGCCCGTGTAGAAGAGCAGTTACTGTCTGCTTTTAAACGTATGGATAGGCACGAAAAAAGACTAGACGATCAGGAGGATGACATACGGGAACTAGAAGGGACTGTATTATCTAATTCAAGTTCGGTTAAAAACGCAGAGCGTTTCTTTTGGATTGCTCTCAGCGCCTGTGCATCTATTTTAGTTTACATGGTGCGATAACCTATGTGGCAAGCAATTATATCACCTATCGCTACGCTGCTTGGTCAAGTTCTAAAAAATAAGGCTGAAGAAAAAACAGCGTTACACGAAGCTAGGATGGAGGTAATCAGGACCACCGCATCTTGGGAACAGCTTATGGCAAGTGCTAGTGCTACGTCATGGAAGGACGAGTGGTTTACATTGTTACTCTCAGCGCCTGTGGTTGCCGTTGTGTGGGGAATTGGGATGAACGATGTGGAAATACTAGATCGTATTGGTCTTGCCTTTGAGGAGCTTAACAGACTTCCTGATTGGTATCAGTACCTACTTTTTATGGCTGTGTCTGCATCCTTTGGTATTCGTGGCGCTGACAAGTTGCTTGCCTTGAAGGGGAAAAAGTAAATGGCTATTGGAGATCAGTCTAACAACCCTATTTACGATATGGTAACCCCAGAAGGTACTATAACTAACCCGTTTTTTAGTGGTCGACTACAAATAATAGGCACTCCTAACTTAGACGCAGTTCGTTCTGTTAACGCAGCTTATCGTGCAGGAATTCGTGGTGATAGAGCACTATGTAACGCTGCTGGTGGTTTAGTAGGCGGTGGTGGTTCACAGTGTTACTTTGGTGAGGAAGCATACAACAAAGCTGAAAGTGTTCTTGCTGGTAATGCTCCGGCAGCTATTAAAACTAAAGCGCAAGAATGGCTGGATGCAAACCCAAGAGAAACAGAAGATACTACTACTGATGCTGATACAGGCGAAGACCCAAGTGAAATATCAGATGCGGATGCAATTTCTTCTGTTTTGGCTACAGTTCCGGATCAACTTAAAGGAATTATTACTGCAGACAATGTAATTAAAGTTCTTGAAGCAGGCGCTCAAATGAACGACCCCATGACTAAAATTAAAAGGGCTATGGGTGCTGGTGTTCAATTTGAATTTCCCAGCGATTGGAAAAACTGGAAAGTTTTTGGACCGCTTGCTATCCCCGGCGTACCTCTTCCTCCCGGTATTATTGATATAACTATAGAAGAAGTAATAGACGCTGTTGGAGACCTTGGCGGTTTTATTAGCGACCCCTTAGGAACACTAGGTGAGTTAGGGACTACGATAAAAAACACGGTTGAGGGTGTTTTTAACGGAACCATAACTGATCCCGGTTGGGGCGGTACGCTAGGTGGTCTTGAGGATTGGGTTACAGGAGTTTTAGGTAGTGTTGTAGGCGGTGCGGTTTTTACAGATATATATGAAGATGTTAAAGATGTGTTTACTCAAGCTGGTGACTCTACAACTATTGTTCCGGGCGGTACAGAAACAGGAGATGGTTCTACTGAAACAGCAGTTTCATCTGCAGATCTAGGTGACGAAGGAGACGGCTCCAACGTAGGCGATATTTTTGTAGACAGCACTGATGATGGCAGTAGCGAAATTCTGACCGGAGGTGGCGATACTCTCACAGGAGATGGGAATATTCTCACCGGAGGTGATAGTAGCAAAGGTGACGATATTCTCATCGGAGGGGGTAGTACCGGAGATGGTAACGACGATGAGGTGACTATCACTAGCAAAGGTGGTGACAACGGTGACGATATTACCACTACAGGAAATGGTAACAACAATGAGGAGATTATCACTAGCAAAGGTGGTGACAAAGATGACGATATTACCACTACAGGAAATGGTAACAACAATGAGGAGATTATCACTAGCAAAGGTGGTGACAACGGTGATAACGGCGGAAGTAACATAACTTTTGGCGGCAATACAGATATTATTGAAATAGAAGAAGACCCACCAGAAATAGGTGGCACTGAAGAGAGTAATGGCGGCAGCTCATTTGGTGGCGGTGGTATGTTAACCTCTACCCCTTCTGATCCGTTTGGTATTCGTCCCATACAAATTACGGCATCGCCTGCTTTACAAGCAAGAATAGATTTCCCTATTACAAACTTTTTATTAGCTCAAGGAATGTTTACAGGAAACAGGAATATATTAGGATGACGTATTTAAACTTAGTCAATAACGTACTCAGACGTTTACGAGAAGACGAAGTAACTAATGTATCGGAAAGTACGTACAGCAAAATGGTCGGTGACTTTGTAAATGACGCAAAAGATCTCGTAGAGACAGCGTGGGATTGGTCAGCGTTGCGAAACACTCTTACGATTACGACAGCCGCTGATGACTACACTTACTCACTGACAGGCAGCGGTGACGAAGGTAAAGTTTTTAGGATTATCAACGACACTTCAAACTGTGAGCTACAGTACCAAACACAAGCGTGGTTCGACAATGAGTTTTTTGTAAACAACCCAGTTTCAGGTGCGCCTAAGTATTTTACTTATAACGGCGTAGACGCTAGCGGAGACACGCAAATTGACGTGTACCCTAAACCTGACGGCGTTTACTCGTTAAAAGTAAAAGTAGTTTTGCGTAACGTGCCTCTGAGTGCTGATGCAGATACTCTAGCTATACCCAGCAGCCCCGTAATTCACATGGCAATTGCCCTGTTAGCCCGTGAGCGTGGTGAAACAGGAGGTACATCTACTGCAGAATACTTTGCTCTAGCTGACAAGTACTTATCTGATGCAGTTGCGTTAGATGCCCAAAAACACCCAGAAGAAACAATCTTCTACACACCGTAGGAATTACTATGGCACAGCCTCTACAAAGCATTAACTTGGTTGCTCCTGCGTTTCAGGGAATTAATACAGAAGATTCTCCTCTTGCTCAGGATACATCTTTTGCTGAAGTTGCAGACAACGCTATTATTGACCGACAGGGACGATTAGCGGCTCGTCAGGGCAACAGCGTGATTACAACGAACAAAACCGTGCTAGGATCTGACTATATCCACAACATTCACGAGTTTTACGATAGTGCTGGTAACGAGGTAATTTTTAGTACCGGCAATAACAAAATTATGACAGGCACTACTACATTAGTAGACGCGACACCCGGATCGTACACGATTACTGCAAATGATTGGAAGATCGTAAACTTCAACGACAAGGCATATTTTTTCCAGCGTGGTTACGACCCCTTGGTATATGACAACGCCAACGGCGTAAGAACATTTACGGTAGCTAATGGTGGTGCAACTAACGCTACCTTTAAGGCAAATGAGGTTGTTGCAGCGTTTGGTAGGTTGTTTATTGCAGGCAACGCCACCAATGACACCATTATTTACTGGTCTGATTTGTTAGACGGAAACGCATTTACTGGGGGCTCTAGTGGTAACATAGATGTAGCAAAAGCATGGCCTAACGGTGCTGATAAAATTGTTGCTTTAGCGGCCCATAATGACTTTCTTATAGTGTTTGGCGAACACAGTATTATTGTTTACTCAGGCGCAGATAGCCCCGCAAGCATGGCAATTAGCGATACCGTGTCAGGCGTGGGCTGCATAGACAGAAAAACAGTGCAAAACATTGGCACTGACTTACTGTTCTTGAGCGATGACGGTTTACGAAGCCTTGGCAGAGTTATACAAGAAAAGTCTTTGCCTATAACAGACGCAAGTCGTAACGTAAAACAAGACTTGATTGCAAAGATTGCAAACAAAACTGTGCCTGCTAGCAGCGTGTACAGTCCTGAAAACTATTTTTATTTACTAGGACTGCCTGACAGTAACCTTATATATTGTTTTGATCTTAGGGGTCGGCTGGCGAATGGCTCATATCGTGTGACTAAATGGCCTAGTGTTGATTTTAAGTCTTTTGCTAGAGATAGAGATGGCACTGTTTATATAGGAACTACGGCTGGTATTGGTAAGTATGATGGTTTTGATGACAATAACTCATCTTACATTTTTCGGTACACAAGTCCGGGTTTGACGTTTGGTGAGCCGTCTAAGTTAAAGCTACTTAAAAAGATCCGGCCTACGATTATTGGTGGTAACAATGTAGATATTGTTCTTAGCTGGACGTATGACTTTTCAGTTCAAGCTAATACGTCACGATTTAGAGTAGGGTCTACAAATCCAGCTTTCTTTGGGGTATCAGAATATACTCAGGCAGAGTATAGCTTAGGCGATCTAATTAGTCGAAAGTCTCTTAACTGTACGGGTAATGGTTCCGTTGTTACAGTAGGCTTACAAACGGAAGTAAACGGTAGCTCTATATCCCTACAGGAAATGAATGTATTAGCGTTGATAGGTAAAACAACATGAACAAGCATAACTCAAGAGGTATAAGGTAATGGGCATTCTTTCAGACCTTCTAGGCGGAATTGCTGACGATTTATACGGCGGAATCCCTCCAGAAGTAAAAGGCATCTACACAGATCCGTTGCCTGAATTAACTTCTCCTGACATCACGTTTCAGCCGTTTACTGTTACAGGCGGTGGCGGAACAATTACGGCAGGACCAACTGGAACATCTTATGCTCTAAGCGGATCTGGACAACAACTTCAGAGTGCTTTAGAATCTGAGGCGTTAGATAGGTTTGGTTCTGCGCCTATGAGCCTTGGTCAGATAGGCTCTGCCGCTGAACAAGCACTGGGCGTTGGTGGGCAGTTCATGGGCCAAGTTGGTATGCCTATGGGTGCTAGAGAGCAAGAAGTGTATGACCGTATTAGGGCTACACAGCTTGCTGAAGAAGAAAGACAGAGGCTCGCACTGGAAGAGCGTCTGGCTAATCAAGGTCGGTTAGGGGTTCGTACAGCAATGTTTGGCGGCACTCCAGAGCAGCTTGCTTTAGCACAAGCACAAGAAGAGGCTAAAAACAGAGCAGCGTTAGCGGCTATCCAACAAGCTCAAGCAGAACAACAGCAACAGGCTGCGCTTGGTTCCCGGTTTACAGAGTTAGGTGGCGGTCTTTTCTCACAACAGCAAGCGATTGACGCTGCACAGCAGCAGATGGGCTTGAATGCTCTTCAGGGTGCTTATATACCACAAGCGGCTATGTTGTCAGCGTTTTCACCTGCCATAAACATTGCTAGTCTTGAAGACGTAGCTAGACGACAACAGGGTGAGTTTGATTATCAGACCCAGCTTGCAAATCTACAGGGTGCGGTTGGACAGTCTCAAGGACTTGCTGATCTGTACGCTGGTATGTTTACTGGTGCTGGTGGTCTGCTTGGTGGTCTTACTTCCGCAGTTCCGGGTACGTTAGATGCTATTGCAAGCCTTAAAAACGCTTTTTTCCCTAGCAGCAGCGACATAAACTTAAAAGACAACATCAAACGCGTAGGCAAGCTGCCTAACGGTTTATCTACGTACACTTGGGATTGGACCGAAGAAGCCAAAGAAATCGTAGGCAACCAGCCTTCTTACGGGGTAATCGCTCAAGAAGTTCAGCAGGTTCTACCAGAGGCTGTAATTAGACAAAGTAACGGCTACTTGGCTGTTGATTACTCAAAGATACTTTAGGGAGCACAAAAATGTCACTATTTGGTAGAAGAAACAATCCTATTGGGTCTTTGTTTACTGGGGGCGGTCTGTCCCCGGGACAAACAATCGGTAGAGCTTACGCAGACTTTGGTAGGACTATAGGTGCTACAGCACTTGATGCAGCCAGTAGACTTCAAAGGCGAGCCGATGAACGAGAAGCGGAACTTGTGTCACAACAAGCTAGAGAAACGCTAGCTCAATACGAAAATAACCCAGCAGGTCTTCTTGCTCAAGGTCAAAATATGTTGTTAAGTGATGACGCTAATCAACAAAAAATGGGCGAGCGGTTCATAACCATCGCTAACAGCCGTATTGAACAGGGTAAAACAGAACAGCAACGTAGGTTGGGTGTTTTTAAAACACAGGTTACTGCTGCTGCACGAGCAGGAACACCCCGTAACGATCCTAGAGTAGTGGCTCTGCGTAGGCAAATACAGCAGCTAGACCCAACAGGAGAAGCATTTGAAGACGCTTATCTCAGAGGATCTCCAAAAACTGAACTAGTAACGCAGGGTCCAGACGAGCGACTACTACAAGCTACTACGGGACCAGACGGTAATATTACCACTGATGAGCTTGAATCAGCCTTTACAACCCCTAAAGATTTTATCTACGAAACAAGAGAAGATGCTGAGGGCGTAGTAACTCTGTATGAAATTAATCCTAACAACAAGCCACCAACATCAAGGATAGTAGATACGTATGAAACACGGGAGTCTGCTTTAAAAGAACAAGCAAGACTAGAAGGAGAAGGAAACAAACTTGCTAAAGCACGAGCTACTAGAAACACTGTTAATGAAACTATTGCCCTAATAGAAAATAACTTAACTAACTTAGACAGAGGTTTTTTTGATTCTGTAGGCGGTCTTTCTCAGTTGCTGCGTTTTCTCCCCGGAACTGAACAAATGAATTTAGAAGACCTAGTTGCTACAATAAAAGCAAACGTAGGTTTTGATCAACTGCTGTCAATTAAAGCTGCAGGGTCTACTTTAGGTCAGGTTTCTAACATTGAAAACGCGCTTCTTCAGTCTACAATAGCTAGTTTAAATACACTTAAAAAGCCAGAAGACCTACTTAATGCTCTGAAAAAAGTTCGTGGTTACTATAACTCACTGATTATTAAAGGCAGGCTACTAAAGGAACACGGAAAAGGTAACGTTCCAACGCTTACGTGGTTAGAAAACACGAACTGGACGGATCAAAACTTTGTTGATGCTTGGCGAGAAGACTTTGGTGGAGAAGTCAAACTAAACCCAGACCAAAGTTACATGGTTACTATGCCAGCCGATGCAGACGGAAATAAAAAATTCTATCGTGTTGTGCCAAAATAAGGTTAAACTAAAATGGAATCAAGGGAACTAACAAAAGAAGAAGCAGAAGAAATGGAGGCGTTAGCAACTCCTGTTTTGGGAACAGGAAGCATGGGTGCGCCTTTTACTGCGATAGAACTTACTCAAGAGGAGTTTGAAAACCTGAATAAAATTTACGAGCAGATGCCTAAGCCTACCCCACCAAGGCCAATTATGCCCGATACAAGTACGCCTGTTGAAAGGGCGGGACAACGGTTATCGGAAGCGGCAACACAGAGGTTTCAAAAAGCGTCTGACATAGTAATGGAAAGGGGAGAGTTTGCAGAAGGTTTACCTACTACAGTACAAGCACTGGGCGTTGCAGGTCAGGCTGCGGGCTTTGGTTGGGACGCTTTAGGCGAGATTTTTAATATGTCTCTCGACGGCTGGAGTTACGCCATACCTGACTCAATAGAAGAGTCAACAGCACAAGCTATGCGTGACGGTATGCAGGCGTTTTATGAGCACCCGCTTGGAAAACAAGCACAACAGGCTTTAATAATGGGAGAAGACAGTTGGTTTGAGTTTAAAGACAATCACCCTGATTTTGCTTTGGTTGTCGAAAGTGTTTTTAACATTGCACCTTGGTTCAGGAGAGGACCAAACGCTAAACCCATAGCTAAAACACCAGAAGGCACTCCTGACCCTGCTTTTGTTGATCCTAGAACACGACAGGTAAACCGTCTGTCAGGACGCCAGAGAGGTATTTGGAGGGTTATAGCGCCTAGCAAAACACCGTCTCAAGCAAACCAACAAACAACAGCACCTCAAGGACCGCTGCGTACCCAACAAACTGTGCTAACTCAGGCTGAAACAGATCAAATTGAAACGGTAGCTAAATATACACGGGTTGATCCAACACGCACAGATAGAACAAACGC